TCATTTAATTCTTCTACTGGCTTACGTGTTGCCTTATCATACTTAGTAATTAAACAGCGCTTACGTAGTGCTGTTAGTTCCGGACGAGAGAGATTTACTACCTCTACTTCAAAGCCATCGTAACCTGGGTATTCAACCCATGCTGACTTTGTATCGACCATTAGTTCACTTAAATTCATTTATGCTCCTTTGTAAAGTGGCTTTACAATTGTTGAATTGGTATTGAGTCTAAAATCATAGACTCTGTTGATTAACTCCTCGAAATTCAATCTTCTTGTAAATACTGTAGAAGGTAAGTTGAATTCTAATATTGGAGTTGTTGAGGAGTAGGACTGCTCGTATATTTGTATATTAACTAATGCAGTCATGCTCGAATCTGTTAATGTGTCCACATTCATGGATGTTATAAACTGTGTTATTGAACCAGATAAGGTTCTCTTTTGTAGTACATATGCAGTATAGTATCTGATGGTCAGGGCCGCTAAAGACTCTTGTAAAGTAGTCTCATCATACCATTTTATATCATTTTTTAAATCCATATTAATGGAGGCTACACTATCTAGTACTGTAGTACCTATTGTTACTTTCATAGTATCAATAGTGGCGTATTTAGAGCCCGTTCCATAAGTTGGAGTAAATATTCCGCTACTACCTGTAGGTATTGTTACTGAGCCTACGTTTCCATACTTTTCTATTTTAGATGCTGTACCAGAAACTGACATAGTTATTACAGATTTCATATCTAGATTAAAGGCGATTGCTTCTATAACACACTTGGTAATTTTATATATAACATTATCTGATTGTATATAAATATCAAAACTAGCTAAGGCACCGTTTAAATTAGTACCACTACCATTTAGATTAGTAATACTATATTCTCTACCTAATGCTAATACTATAGGAACTGTGGTAATATTTAATAATGGTGTAGTGAAGCTAAAATTAGCTGCATTAGCACCATTAACTACTGCGTAATCATGTAAATATGTTTGATTATGCAGAGTTTTTGTAGGAGAGCTTTGCTCATCAAGTGTCTGAGAAGCAGTGATATCGGAGTATATTTCAATAGAATGTTGCCTAAATGCAGATCCATTGGCATTTAATTCTACGATATACAGTTTTGCGTTTTTCTTAAAGTTGTACATATCTCACACAAAGGGGGAGCAAAATTTCTTCTGCTCCCCCGAATTTCTATAATTATAGATCGTATGGTTCTAAAAGTCAAGAACTATTTTTGTATTAGGATACGTAGCGAATTTTTGTTATTTCGTCTGTACCACTAATGGTTGTTGGTAGTGCTGTGAAGTTTACTTCGAATCCGATTACGTCATCAACGTTAACTGCTGGAACTTCTAAGTGGCACTGTCCTAGATCGAACATAATACCTGGTGAAGCTGGATATCCAGTTGTTCCGCCCTTACCACCAACAAAGAACTGTAGCTGATGCTTGTTAGTAATTAGGCTTGTGGCTGTTAGAAGATCTGAATAAAGATCAATACTTCCATTAGTTAGCTCGTCTGCATAGCAGGTAAAACTTCCACTTACTGAACGAGTACCAGTAACATGACCAAGTGGAGTATTAACTATACCGATTGCTTCCGGTGTTAGGAAGCTCATATTATTACTAATTGTGATGCTTCCACCAGTTAGGGTGACTTGGTAAGTCTTTGCGGCACCAGCGTTAATACCAGCATTGGTACCAATGATGCTTAGTGCAGTTAGACGGTTACGAATCATATTAGTAGTTGAAGTTACACCGTTTTGAATTAAAGTATAGACAGTACTTGCAGGCTCGCCTGGGTTACTTGCTGTTCCTGTGAATGTCCAACTTGCTAGTTCTGAAATTGCTGTACCCATTCCTGAGAATGAGATTGTAGTAATACCATCAATTTCAAAGTTTACAGTAGCTTCATTAACGCAGCAGTTAGCAATCTTGTAGATTGTTGTTGCTTCTGAAGCAGCATAAGTATCTGCTGTACCAGTATTCTTAGTCGCACCAAGAACAAAGTATAGATCAAAAGTTGCAAGCTTTGTCTTGTTTGAAGAAGCTGCAAAGAAGTCTAGTTCTGTTGCAGTTGTAGAGAAAGTAGTTGAAGCTACTTTACCTGCAGTTGCCGTTACTGCTGTAGTACCTGCTGGTGCTGCAAAAGTGATAGCAGAAGCTGTTGAGCTAGTAACAGTAAAGTTTGTAGCCGCACCTGCAGAAATACCTGCGGTATTTCCAGTATAAGTTACACCACTTACAGTAACTACATCACCAACCTTATAGTATGTACCACCTGTTGGAGCTGCTGTAGTGAATGTTATAGTAACCACGTTTGTAGCATATGTAGCACCAGTACCAAAAGGAACGGCTGCAGCTAGACCTGATGCTGGGAACATATTTGTTTCTGATAGCATTGAGTGCCATAGAAGTTCTTCTGGTGCACGAACTACAGTAGCTGCTGTTGTTGGTCGAGCATAAAGATCAAAGCTCCACTCAGCAGGGGCTAGTGAGTCATTGAATGAGAACTGTCCGCGACGGCTGTTACCAGTAGCGCTTGCCATTTCATTAAGTGTTACCTGACTTGCGTTGGTTGCTTGGCTAAAAGAATAGCCATTTAGTACTGGAAGCTGCCATACGTTAGCAACTTGTGTACCGGTGTACTGAACCGCATACACCTTTGTATCTCTATTGAAGAAGAGGTTGGAATCACCTACTGCCATTTTAATCTCCTAAAGTACTTTATGCGTACTTTACCTGTAGGGTCATCTCTCCAACGCCAAGTGGTGCGAGAGCTCCCTGATCTGTATCTATGTATGTTATAATAATATCTCTTGTATATCCGATATTACCAGAAGAGTCGACGTATGCCAACCTGCCGTTTGTGTCAAGAATTAATTCGACATCTTCTAGTAATCTCTCCAGAGCAAGAGTTGAGTCTTCTTCATTCACATATGCACGAAGGGTGACGTCTAAGTATCTGTCTTTCATTCCTCCACCTTGGTGAATGATAGACTCTGCTCCGGCTACTATGCATAAACAAGGAAATTCTTGAATTTCGTCCCAGAATTTCATTTTAGGATATGCTTGTTCACCTAAATCTGTTGAGTAACCATTAGTATAACTAATGGATTTTAATTTATCCGTAAGAGCCTCTACAATAGAGCTTCTACGAGTTCTGTTTGTAACCATTTAGGCTCTCCTTGTATAAAATCTACCAATTGCCATCTCCTGTACGATTTCTCTTACAGATTTATCAACTAGGGCTCTTGGGTCTCTTGCTGGAGTATTCCATGGTGCTGATCCTTTTACTCTATCAAATACATCATAAGGTGCTCTTTGATAGTCAAATACAATGCTTGGATATCCATCTTTTGTAGTTTCTACATTAACTACTTTAGCACTATTAGCTAGTCTACCAGTTCTATAAACTAATCCGGGTGCACCCATATTGTTAGCTACTTGCTGAGACAGTTTCTGATTAATTATAGCAGTTAATGAAGACCAATTAGTCGTGTTAGTAGGCGCTGAAGTAGTGGAGCCTTTAGTTTTTAGTTTTTTACCTTTTAAAGATTCTTTAGACCTACTGCTACTGCTAGTACCCACTATTGTTTTGGCTGCTTGGCTTGGCGCATTATTAAGAGCTGCTGCAATTGCTTTTCTATCGTATTTAGATGCGCCCGCTAATTTGGCCGCTAAATGTAGTCTACCTCTAACTTTTTGTACTGGACTAGGAGATGATTCTTCGTTTGCCCAGTCTACATTATCTGTAGCTGTTAATATAGCGTTATAAAAATCTTCTCTTAATCGTCTTTCTACTTGAGATTGGGCATTATTTTTTCTTGCTCCCTGATCAAAGATTTTTACTTTAATAGTCGTCTGTTTAATATCTTTACCCGATAATTTTTGGCTAACGAAAGCTTTTAATTCTGCTACCTTTATTTGTTTGGCAACTACATTATTTTTAACACCAGATAGTATATCCTGTGCTTCCCTAAGAAGTGGTTCTAGTTCTTTTTCAATTACGCTATATCCTTCTAAGTGACCTTTTTCAAGTAGACCACCACTATATTGCGTAACAGTTTTTGGTCCTTTTGTACTATTAGGATCAGTAGGGTAATAAGTTCTTTCATAAGCAGTGCCATATATTCTAGTTTGTAGCTCTTTATATTTACTACTATCCTTGTTAGTTTTATAGCTCATTGAAGATAGTACTATATTTTTTACTTCACTTTTTAGGTCAGTTAACGGATTTTTCCTAAGATCGTCTATTCTATCAAATACTGATCCAAGGCCTTTAGTCTCTTTATTCCTTAGAGATAACTCAAATCCGCCAGCTATAGGATCTATATTTTTAAGGTACTCTCTAGGCTTGTAATCAGTGAACCTCTTATGTAGAGCATCATAGTATTTCTGGACTGCCTTATCTAACTCACTATCTACATCTGCTAAATCGAATTGTATTTTTTGAGAGTCACTAATACCAGATAGTTGCTCTTTTATTTCTTTTTTTAGGCTTTCTAATATTACTGTATAAATATGCTCTTTAGTGTTTAAAACAGCTCGGAAGCTCTCATCTTCTTCAGCCTCTTTTATTATTCTATCTAGCAAACTTTCGAGTTTCTGTTTAGACATTATATATTCCTATACATATCCAATATTCTGATAATATGTATTGGCCATTCGCTAGCCAAGGACATGGATGATCTATTTGTATTATCAATAGAGGCATTACCAATTTGTCGGCGCTCTTTGTACTCTTCCTTATAGTAGTGGTGTACTAAGTCTAAACAAGCTAGTCTTAAATCAAGAGGTACTGTTGCGTACCCTGCTTTATAAGTAACTTTTGTTGATCCATACCCTTCTGGCCAATATGCGGATTTTCCGTGTATAAATACACAGTCTACAGATGGGTCAACATGATATTCTGCTGGATCCATAACAGTATACGCTTGGTCGTAGTCGCCTCTACTTTCTATACTTACTATTTGTATAATAGGCCATTCATTTAGCTGTAGGCCTGATTGTCCTTGTTTTACGTTAAAAACTTCAACAATAGGAGTCGAATAGTAATCTATAATAGAGTGACCAACAAATGTTCTTACAAGAACATTTACAGAATCAATGATGTATTGAAGTTCAACATCGGCATCTGTTTTAGTAATTTTCTTATAAGTTTTATAGTCTTCTAAGGTTACTAGTGGTGCTCCCATGATTTCCTCCTAATAAGAAAGGGGGCTGCTGGTAGCAGCAACCCCCTTCCCAGTTAATTTAGAATTAAGCGTACTTAAGACCGATAACTGACTTAGCGTTAGGAATGATTTCCTTGAAACCAAGACGCTGAGTTGTTGCAAGAACCTTATGTTGATTTTCAACGAGGTACTGGCTCTCAACTGTTACACCACGCTGACGTGGAACAACGAAGTTACGTGTATTAACGGCTAGCGCGAAGTACTTACCTGTTGCAGCGGCTGGGAATTCGTCACAGACCATTACGGATGAACCGAAGATCTGACCTACTTCACCAGTTAGCTTTGTAGCTAGAGTGTTAACTAGGTTGAAGTCCTGGAATTCAGCATCTTCTAGTAGTTCAAAATAACCCTGTTGTGAGACTACGTATGCGACGTCATTTGGACGTAGACCATACTTACCCATGTTCTTACGTAGACCGAGTAGAGCAGCTGCTGTTAGAGGAGTTGCTGTACCGGCTGCAGTTACTGTGCGGCTTTGTGTTGAGGCATACTTTAGAAGACCTACAGCAGCGGTTACTGAGGAATAAGCACCATCAGCATGTCCACCAAGTAGAATTAGGTTTTCAACACCACGTGCGTGCTGACGGATCATGCCTTCGCGTAGTAGTGGAAGAATTGGAAGAATTGTATCTTCTTCTGTTTCATTACCTAGGTAGCTCTTAGCAATCATCTTGATTGTACGTAGTTCGATTTCTGTTAGTGCAATACCATCTTCTGAACCTACTGCAACGCCGCGTGAATCAAGAGTACCAGCTGCTGCTGTACCTGGAAGTGCTGCGTTACCAGTGATTGTTGCATAGTTTGTATCTGGCATGATTGGTAGAACCATGCTTGCAGTTGTCATTGCAATTTCACGGAACATAGGAGCTAGAACTAGTTCTAGTTGAATGTCACGTTCGATATTGATTGAAACTTCACGCTCAAAGCTATCGCCTGATACTTGAATAGATGACATTGTGTTAACCTTTTCTAGTACGTTCTTTGCAAAGTCTGTGTTATAGCCCTTGCCTGTGATACGACCTAGTAGGAATGCATCATCAATTTCTTGAGCGAAGTCTTTCTGCCATGAGTTGGTGGTGCCACGATCGGCAAATACACGCTTGCTGTTAGCAATATTTTGTAGTTCAGTTGACTTTTCAGCTAGTTCTGTACGTAGACCTTCTAGCTTTGTGTTTAGGTCTGTGTTGTCATTCTTGAAGCGCTTTTCTAGTTCTGCGAATAGCTTTTCTTCTGAAGATGCGATAACTTGTGCTACGATCTTTTCGTTAGCAATCTTTTCGTCAGCAGCTTTCTGTGCAGCAGCTGCATCTTCGGCAGCCTTTGCTGACATTGCAGCTGCAATGCCCTTTTGAATCTGTGCGTTAATTGTTTCGTCGTCCATTTTTATTTTCCTTGACGCCATTTCAGCGCCCTCTGATGAGCCTCCGGTTTCAGCGTGAGGCTGACCACCTAGAGCATTTTCGAATTGTTTTCTAAAAGTGAGATAGTCTTTTTGACTATCAAATGATTTAGCTACAGAGAATGTAGCGTCTTGATTACATGGTACTGATACCACTGATATTTCAAGAAGTTCTGCGTCCTTAACAATTAATCCATCGTTTTGTTTATCATATTCTGCATCTTTAATCATAAAGCCTACAGAAAAAGTTGATAATACGCCTTCTTTAACAAGATTATAGACGTCTCCAGCACTTTTGCTAATTACGCCGTTAATTTTAAGTCCTTTGCTATCCGTGCCCATTGCAACTACTTTACCGATTGGCTTATCATAGTTGTGGTTAAACAGAAGGATTGGATTTCTTTGGAAGTTATTTAGCCCGCCGGACTTTGTCCATGCACTAGCTAAAATTACATCTGCGGATCTATCTATTGCAGTAGTACTTGCATACCCTTCAATTTTTAGTTCCCCATCTTGACCGGTGTCCACAGCCTTTAATGTTGTATCGAAAGTAAACATTTTAGTGACAGGTTTAACTGCACTTAGTGGTACTAGCATATCATCAAGGTTTGGTCCACCTCCTAGTGGCTCGTTTATATGTCCATTCTCTTCAGAATCACCCATATCATTTAGTTCCTCTTCTTCTTGGTCTGCTTCCCATTCTGAGCAAGTTCTTATACTTGTGCAGGTAATATCCCACTTAGTACAATAACCACTCGGTACTGAAACATCTGTCCATTTAGGAGTAACTGGAAGATCTGATGCCTTAAGAGTAGAAGACTTTAAACAGTCTAGAACTTTTGGTGAGTTATTATAATACTCACAATTTTGGCACTGGCGAACTCTGGCTTCGTCTGTTGAGACCATCCATTTTTCTGCCATAAAAGACCAGTATGCATCACTTGGGGCTGTTGGGTCCGCTGGACCTAAATTAGCCTGCTTAATAGCTACAAGGTGATTTGCCATGTTTAATTCGGCATCATGTGTAGCAGCAGGACACGACGCCCCAAAATCTGTATTTACTTCCTCTTCCATGCTATCATCTAGTGATTTTCCAGTGATAGGTGCAATTTTGGTTAAGGTAGAAAACTTATGTCCAACTAAGGTATCTGTCTCTCTTTTATCTTTATAAAGTCTAATAAGAGCTGCTGGATCTTCCTTTGTAGCTTCTATGGAGAACGTGCTGCCTGGTATACCAAGAACACCTTCTCTCATTATGTGTTCTATTCTACCTTTTGCTTTTCCTCCTGAGGAGTCCCACTGTACAAAATCCCCAAGTTTTAAATCCTTTGGTTTTGCTTTTTCTTCCACGTCTTCTTCTTCGGTAAAGTCTTTTGTATAATCAATACTTTTACCTTCAAGACGATCTAATGTTGCTGATTTTGCTCTAGCCCATGTTTGACCGGGGTCTCCACCCCAAAGTGCCCAAGCAACTCTACCATTAGATGGAAAACCCGGCTCACCAGGCTTAAAGCCCTGTCCTTGTTTATCCACTTCATGTCTACTGAAGAAACTATGCATTCTACGTACCGTACTTGGTGATAGTTCTTGCTTATTAACAAGTTGTCTCGCTCTTGCAAGTCCTACCGGAGTACCTCCGTCAAAACCATCTTTTCTCCAATCAAGTGCTTTTTGAGCTTCCTTGGCCATACCATCGGTAGGAGTTAGATCAATCTCTTCTCCACCTACTTTGGCCATTATTAAGCTCCTTTAGTCTTTTCGACTACTGGCTTAACTGCTGGTGTCTCAACTACAGTGGCGACTGGCTCTTCTGTTGAAGGAGCTGGTGAGGAAGGATTAGCTGGTACTGATGTAGAACCCTCATACTGCTTAATATCACCAATCATATTGATTAACCGAGACCATGATCCTATTCCTCTCTTTAAGAGTTGAAATCTAATTGGAACATCATCTGCGGACTTATATTCTTCAGCAGTCAGAACTTTACCTTTAGAGGCAAAATAAGCGCCAACCTGCTCTACGATACTTGTTCGTCTAGTCATTTAATTGTTTCCTGTATTATCTTGAGGCGGCGCGCCCCCTTGCGAAGGATCCACTGCACTTCCTGCGATATTCTGAGGTATACGTACATCATCATGTCCAGGTAGTATGTCTCTTCCCATTCCTTGTCTAGCTTCATTAGCGGTAAGAATACCACCATTAACTAGTGTAGAATAGTAGGCTGCTTCATCTCTTAATTCTGGTTGTAAAGCTGGTATTCCAGATACATTCTCTGTGATCTCGAAACCGAAGAACATTTGCATTGCAGAGTTGACCTTCTTAATAATAGGAATAATCGTCTCTAGATAGTAAAGTCTGTGGTTTGGTCTTAGATTAGCATTGTTTCCGCTATCAACTAAGACAGGTGGAACGCCTAAAGCTTTTAGAATTATTTTTTCATTTGACTCAATGGAAGTAGTAAAATCTAAATCCTTGAAACTAATATTACTGATGGAATCAACTTCCATACCCCCGTCTAAGATCAGTGGATTACGTCCACCTGACTGCGGTCTGTATGAAGTCTTCCAATCTTCTTTCATTCTTTCTTTAATACGAGCACTTAACACATCTGGGCTTCTAATTACTAGCCCAGGCACAGCCCCGTTTGTAAAGAAGTTATCTTGGAAATCTCTCAT